TTAAAATCTACACGAAAAAATAAAGGGTTCACTCCTCGTAAAAATTTCGACGACATCGAGGATGAAAAATATATCGCGATTAAGAAGATATCTGCTACCTTAAGAAATAAAAAAATTGACCCTATTTTATTTTTTGAAGCTCCTTATATTATGCATAGTGAGCGATTTGTTCCGCTAAGTTATTATAGTACTTTTCCAGCTATTTCAGTTTATAGAAAATATGTAAGAGAAATACAACTCACTAAACCAGACGCAGAATTTAACATTAAACAATTAAGAAATAGTTTTAAATTTATTTACGAACAGTGTGTAAAAAATGATATTTCAATTGTAGAGAAATATTTAGAAATAAACAAAGGCATGTACCCTGCGTTTCTACTAGACTTAAAATCCGATAACATATGTTTATATTCTTTATTAGCATTAGGTTACGACGATAGACATCTAAATCTAGAGAACAAAGTAGTTGATTTTGTTTACAAAGACTTCTATAATGTGCTGAGTAGTTTGAGATCGAGGTACTTATCCTCGAATAAAATCAAACCGTTGAGTATTAAACTTAAAAAAACTATTAACAATATATTAAAAAGAAAATGACAACAAGTATGTTTGCATCAATCAAGGACGCGTTGAATAAACCATCGCAGAACAACAACTCGACAAGTAATATCTTACGGTTGAGGGCTGGTAATACATATACGGTACGGTTAGTTCCGTTCGCAAAAGATCCGAGTAAGACGTTTTTTCATTACTATTCTCATGGATGGGTTAGTGAAGCAACTGGTCAGTTCCAGAGTGCTATCTCTCCTCAAACGTGGGGTGAGCGTGATCCAATTGCTGAAGCTCGATTCAAGATCACACGCACTGGTACTGAGGAAGAGAAAGAAAAGGCTAAGGCGTTGAATCGAAAAGAGAACTGGTTAATCAATGTCTATGTAGTCAAGGATAATGAAAATCCTGAGAATGAAGGTAAAGTGAAAATTTTACGTTTTGGTCGTCAGCTACATAAGATTGTTATGGAAGCTATTGAGGGAGATGATGCTGATGAATTTGGTGAGCGTATCTTTGATTTGACTGAAAATGGTTGTAACTTGCGTATTAAAGTTGAAGAGCAGGGTGGTTTTCCTACTTATGTAAGTTCTCGTTTTGCTAGCCCGTCAAAGATTACTGGTGTTGACGCTGATTCGGTAGGTACAATTTATGATCAAGTATATGATCTTGAGAATGTATTCCCGGTCAAGAGTTACGAGGAATTAGAGACAATGCTAAACGAGCATTATTATGGAGCGCAAGATAAACCTTCAACTGAAACTTCTTCTAAAATAGAAGACGATGACGACGACGACATTAGCTTTGATGACGACGTAAAAGAGACTACTAATGAGAGTGGTGACGTTGATGATGACAAGGTAAAGCAGCTCCTTGATAGTTTGGAATAAAATAAAAAAATTCATAAGGGGGGTTATACCCCCCTTATTTCGTAAGATGAACGACGAGCAAGAACTACAGTATGCGTTACATAGTTTGAATGTAACATCAAATGAATTTAACAAGAATATGGTACAAAAAAGCGCCACTATGGGTGATGTACCTATTAATAGAAAAATATATGAAGAAGCAGCTGCACGAGAAGCAACTAGGCAGCAAATGATACAGCAACAAGCAGCTCCGCAACCACTTACACAAGCTCCACAACAACCTGTACCGCAACAACAACCTGCACCAGTTGTACAGCAGCAAGATTTAACTCCTCTAATTGATAGAGTAACAGCGTTGGAAAAACAGGTAACTAAGTTTGTTAATCTGATTGAACGTAATGTTGCAAAAAACGCAAAAGAAATTAATATAAGAATCAAATTAAACGAGAATAATGATTCTAAAGATTAATAATAAAGATAGTTTTATAAAAAACTTCCTATCTCCTGTATCAAGATTAATTACATCTGCAACCCTTGATATCGGTGATGATTTCGTGAGTACTCTAGCTCACAACAACTCGAA